TGGGCTGACATAAATGATTTCTATGTTTGAGCCGCTCATAAACTCTGGCGCCGGGGCAAATGCCTTTTGCCGTGACAGGATGCTGTACACTCTGGTGATTAGTGGTTGCAGCAGTTCCTGGCTCAATCTGCCAGTAAGCGGCCCTAGCAATCTCATTTTTTCTTCTGTTCTTTGAACCACCTCAGTGGCCGTCATTTGCGGCCCGGTGCCTAAAATCAGCTGATCTACATAGAACGCCGCGCGGATTGCGCCCCGACGTTGCTCTTCCATGTTGAGCCCTAGCGGGTTGTTTGCCCCTATATTTAGTGGTTCGATGCGGTCGCGTGTACCAGATCTATAAAAGTTCAGACCGCCCGGCACCGTCCTGACCGGCAACATAAAACCGTCATCAGGCACCAATAGCGGCGGGTCAACCTGTTTTTGTGCTGCCCGGATTGTCACCTCGGACATACGGTTGAGCATTTTTATATCTGCCAGTGCCGTCATTGATGGTGACCGGCCATAGCCAAGCTCAAATGAGCTTTTGCTAAACCGTGGCGCCATATATGGAAACTCATCAAAGCCTGATTCGGATAATACTATCTTTTGATCGGGCTCAATATAGACTGAGGCAAACGGTTTGTTCTCAGCTGTAACCTTGGTGACATCACGCTCATCACGGCTATAGACCGCGTGAAGCAATGTAATTTCATCATATGGGTTGTTGTATGCGCGTTGCAGTATCTTACTGTTAAATTTTTCTTCACCGAAACGGTTCATGGCGGCCCTGGCCGGCATTTTAAATTTACGATAGACTGTATCGACGCGGCCCTTATCATCCTCGGACAGGAAACATTCCTTGATATGCCGGGTGCTGAATCTAATCTGTTGCTCATCGTCTTTATCGACAAACATCACAGCGGTGCCAAATGTCACCAGATCAAGGTATAGCTCAGCGATTTGCTCTTGAAAGTTAGAGCGGTTGAACGCCTGGTACATAACGTCTTCAACGCCTTGCAACCATTCTTTGGCTTCATCGTCGCCGTTTAGATCATCATCATTATATCTAAGCCCAAACCAGCTGGTCGAGCCGTTGGTCAGCATACCATGCAAGCTGGCGGCTAAAAGCTCGGCTGCCAGTATCGCGGTGCCATCAAACACTAGCTCTGAGCGTTTATCGCCGGGCGAGCGGTTTTTGGTCACGTCAGCCTTGCGAGGCACCACATAGTCGGCAATCTCTTGCCAGTGGCTCTCCCAGGTTTGCCGCTGTGTTTCTAACGCGTGAAAGCGCTTGATCAGCGTTTGTGCTACTTCATCAGCCATTTAGCCACCCAATAAGGTTTTTTGCTGAGTAGGGGCATCACCCATAACGCCGGTTGTACTGGTCATAATGGTGCCTGACTTTTTCTTTTTCTTTTTCTTTGGCGCACCTTCACCCTGATCGCCGGCATAGATGACATCATCTGGAGCTGGCGGCTCAGCGGCTGATACCGGCTGATTTACTGGCTGCTGTCCGCGCATTGCCGCTTCTGCTTCTTTTTTTGATGGAACAACATTTAGCGCTTTCAAACTCTCGCCTAACGCTTTGTTTACAATTTTCTTAAATGTACCGCCCATTATTTGCCTCCAAGCAGTGATTTATATTCGACCGGCGCCTCGGTGGTTACACCTTGTGGCCCTGTCTTCTGGCTAGTCTTCATTGTCGCTTTGCCTTTTTGCTTTTTCTTGGTTTTTTCAACCTCGCTATCTCCAGCCTTGACCACTGGGGCTGGCTGTGCTGGTGGCGGCGGTGGCGCGGGTGGTGGTGGCGGTATATTTATCTTTGGCTGTAAAAAACTCATGCGACCACTCCTAGCGGGTTGTACGCGCTGTCTGCGATTTTTTGGGGCGGCCTCTGCCACGTTTGGGTTTCTTTGATACCGACGGCGCAGTAACGGAAGGCGTCTGCCGCGTGGCTTGACCAGTCGTGGACGGGCGTGGATCTAAAACTTCTAAGGCGCTCATTATACGCGCGATGATAGTGCCTAAGAGCTTCCAAGCCTGGGCCACAGTTTGTTTTATCAAACCAACAGCGAGGGATAAGCATTTGTGCAGCATGGATTCCATCCTCTAATGGTAGTTTTGGCACGACCCGAAAGTTAATGCCTAGATCCCAGGCGACCTCTCGCCGGCTTTTACCGGAGCCCAGCTCTCTTACCTCGATGTCGTGCGGAGCATTGTGTGTGCCGTAAAGGTAGTCTTTTTCTTGGAGCATCCGGGCATAGTGCGGTAAGCCCTCGCCACGGTTCTCATAAAAATCGATCACATGAACAGCCCGGCCAACATTCTGCGTAAACCAGACACAAGTGCTATCGCCAACACCCAAATCCCACCAGGTATCTACCTTTGCGCTTGGATCATAGGGAACTGACGATATGCGGCCTGTTTCCTGAGCGGCTTGCAGCTCTTTTCCAAAAACAGCCCCCGGCACATTGGCCACCCAGCTACATTCAAACTCCTGCTGAAACTGATCCTCAGACATCATCGACCGGGCAGCGTCCAGTTCCTCATCATCCAATATGCCAGTCTCACTAGCCTTATGGATCGCCGTGTACCAGTCGTCCTGGCTCTCAGCAGCCGTATAAAGCTCATAGAAGGCGTTGTGACCCCTGGGCGTACCAATGAACAGCGCCTTGCCTTTACGGTCGCTCAGCGCCGGTCTAATGACCTCTGGAAACAAACTCTCCGGCATATCTGCCATTTCATCCAAACAAGCCATGTCCAAATAAATACCGCGCAAGCTATCCGGGTTCTCAGCCCCTAACAGCTGTATCCGCGCACCGTTAGGCAAATCACACCGCAACTCAGTCTCATGGAACCTAACCATGGGTATGTTGCCGGCAAATTGTTTTAGGTAATCCCAGGCTACCGCTTTAGCTTGCCGGTAGGTGGGCGCTATGTATGCACAGCGCGGATTGGTATTAGGATTAAGCACAGCCTCTCTCAGCAGGTGATTTATCGCCATGACAGTCTTGCCAGCACGTCGATGCAGTACGACAACGCCCCAGCGCTTCTGGCTAAGCTCGTCGTGAAGCTGAGCTTGCAGAGGTCGTGGTGTATATGGGATCTCGATGTTCATGTCAGAGACAGGCTCATGTCAGGATATTATACGTTATAGAACACGCGGCCGGTTCTAGGGGTGGTACGGGGTCATAATATTATTTTGCCACCCCCTTGCGCTTGTCGAATATTACTTACAACACTGTCCAGCATCCGACATCTCCGGCCAATAATCTTTGAAAATATTCTAAGTCTTTGTATTTATTAGAAACACGATGTCGCATAATATCCATTATGGAATATTAACCGAGATCTGGTTAACACGATCCTCGTGCGCGCGAGCCCTGCCACAGCCAGACAACACCGCCACTATGAAACAGCCACAACATCAGCATTGCCCCATGTCAACGTCACTGTCCCGCTTTGTTGTTGCTTGTCATCTACCTTGTCTCTGATGCCCAGTGGTTGCATCTGCCTGATGTGTTTATCCTTGTGGTCAGCCTCTAATCTTCTGCGCTGTACCTCAGCCATTGCTAGCTTAGGATCGTCCGGTAACGGTGCCTCAACCAGGTCAATGATCTGATCACGCATTACCTCACACTGTAGCGCTCTGGCCGTCCTGTAAGCTGTGTAAGCGTCTTCGTCCTCTTGTACATGGCGAAGCACCGTGCGCCAGCTGGGCAAGCTATCATCGTCGTTACAGATGCGTGTAAGGCTAACACCTTCGGCTATGCGCTCACAGATCGTCGTCATCTGAGCTTTTGTAATTCTACGTTTTGCCATCAATTATCCAAAAGAGCTGACCCGGTTGCGGCATGATGCAGCCAGGCCAGCTTTGTAAGGTTCTCTATTATGGGAGGAATGACGCAATATCTTGTGCATCATAATCGAATCTGTACCAATTTTAGTGCATTTAGGTCAAGCGATAATATAAATTCACCAAAATATCTTTGTATCTGCGTTTCACTATCCTTGGATCGTTGAGTTGCAATATCCTGGCCAGCTTAGTCCAGGCCGGGCCACGATCCCGAAAAGCAGCGCTGTGAGCCACAGCCCAGACCAGTCTACGATCATCATCATCGAGCTTGGTAACAGCAATCTGCAACGCCTTGTCATATCTTGTAATCTGATCCGGCGTCGCTTTGAGCTTGGGCGCTTCAAAAGCGTTGTAGCCATAGGCTTGCCAATCCGTGACATAATCAGGCCAGGCACACATCTTTTGTCTGCGTATGGCCGGTGGCAGCTTGCGTTCTGTCTCAGCTGCTTCCAAAAACAGCTCGCTTAGCTCAGCCACGTTCATTGAGTTCGTCCAGCTTTGCATTAAGCCAATCCTGCCGATCCAATGGATTCATGGCACTCACAGCGTTCTGCAATTCCATGTAACGATCTACGCCATACATTGGACGCAATCGCTTGAACACCCGGCGCTGTAATTCATCGAGCGGCGCTATCTTAGATCTTTCTATAGCTGAGACATACTGAGCATTGCTATGCTTAGTTATGTTATTAATAAGTTTATTTATGGTTGGATTTTCTGAGATATTCTTAGACTGTCTTAGATTAGTCTTAGATACGCCGGCTGCGCCGATTTTATTTTCCGTTGTCATATCCTGTCAAGCCCCTTTCAATCAATGACGCCTAAATAAATACTTTTCCACAACCCGGCGCCCATACTGCGGCATCTGCGGCATCGGTACAACCTCATCTAAATCATACTCAGCTGGCATCGGCTCAACATTTAAATTCAGAATATATATACTGATTGGCTCCGGGTGTACCATAGCGTAGCCTTCTGCCGACATCTGTGCATAATCCTTCATTTGTTCAACAGTTTCCAGACCTATGGTCATGTGATCTTCTAAGTCTTGTAAATCTTCGCTTTCACCTGGCATTACAATCGCACAATATGGCATCTAATCATTCTCCTCATAAGCAACCCCTAAGTTTTTTACCTGTTGTTTTACAGCTTCACGCCAACATTTGTCATTGGCGCATACCAGCTTGCCGCTGCCCAATATCACCCAAGTTCCCATCATTTGCTCGTGATACGCCTGGCAAATACAGCACCTCTGCGGCCAATGTGTCTGATCCACTGTACATCTCCATAATCTGACGTGCCATTTGATCTAGCACATAACCTTCTGTTAACACTCCGTGACCGCCATATTGTGTCTTTGCCCAAGGCTCGATGTCCCAGGCTTCAGCAATCATAAACAACCCCATACCCTCAATAACTGAGCGCCGGTAATCAGCCCGTGCGAGCTGTATTGCTTCATCGTAATTCATGTAAGCCAACGTACTACCGGGTCATCGCAATAATCTGCTTCCCACACAAACCAAGCATAGGCTGTAGTGCCAGAGCCGGCCACCTCTTGATCACCACGCCAGATCGTCAAGCGCCGGCTGAACACATAAATCTTTGCCGGTGGATTCATTGAGAACAAACGCCAATAGCGCTGTATGCCCTCTAAAAAGCTGAGGCGCAGCAACCAAGCGTGTTTGGTGCATCCAAGATGTATCGCGTGTGTTATGAATTGCTCAGCTAATTTATACGGCGGGTTTGTAATTAAATGATCAACCCGGCGCCTATGCTCCATCAAGAAGTCCACCCCGGACTGACAATAGCCGTAGTCATTCAGATCTGTCGCTACCACTTTGTATCCAGCCTTTTCACAACACTCAGCCAGAGCGCCATCGCCAGCTGCCGGCTCCCATATGACCGGCTCAAACCGTTCATTGCTCAGTAGCGCATGAACAGCCTCTGCCGGCGTCGGATACCAATCATCCTTTTGTCTGTTCATCTTCTACCGCCTTGATCGTCAGCCCGATCTGCATGGCTATTTGTGGCACGATGGCATTGCCTAGCCCTCTAAGTCTGTCCACCCTTCTGGATATCCCATTAGCCACTCGACCCACTGGGGGTTCAACGCTCCACCAATCTCCGCATTTAGCGGCTTCGTATTGCGTCTGTGTTGGCTCTCCGCACCATTGTTCTTGGCATCTTGCGCTGTGGGTGCCGGCCACATCTTGACCTGATCTGCTAGGTTCGCCCCAAATACCAAGTTTGGGTTGGTCTGACTGATCCGTCTGCCCTTCTCGTCCAGCTTGCGTGGCCCCCCGGTTCCGTCCGTCGTTCGAGGTGTTGCCCACCAGCTTCCCGCATCTCTGCTTTTCATTGATGGTGCCATCTGGTTC